ACGTGGCCGCGTTTGACATTATTTTTATCAGCTATAACGAGCTCAATGCAGAAGAAAATTTATCTCAATTGAAAGAGAGATTTCCTTTAGTAAAACATGTCAAGGGAGTTACAGGTATACACCAAGCACATATAGAAGCAGCTAAAAGAAGTTTTACTCCAATGTTTTGGGTAGTTGATGCTGACGCCGTTATACTTGATAGTTTTAATTTTGATTATACAGTTACTCCTGAAGAACATGATATTGTACACGTATGGCGTAGCCGTAATCCAATCAATGGATTAGAATATGGGTATGGCGGAGTTAAGTTGCTCCCAAAAAAATTAACATTGTCTATGGATAAAACTAGTACTGATATGACAACTAGTATTAGTAGTAGATTTAAAGCAATGGAAGAAGTAAGCAATATTACAGCATTCAATACAGACGCTTTTAGTACTTGGCGAAGTGCATTTCGTGAATGTTGTAAATTAGCTGTGACAAACAATGTTGAATCATTGGCTAGATTAAAAGTGTGGTCTACGCTAGTTGAAGATGTTCCATACGGTTATTATGCCTATTTAGGCGCACTCGCCGGTCGAGCGTACGGAGAAAAAAATGCCTCCAATAAGGAGGCATTGAGTAAGATAAATGATTTTACTTGGTTACAAGATCTGTGGTCATTGGAAAAATCTCAGCTATCACTCGAGCACAAGCAATAGCAACTTCCTGATGTTCCTTTTGTGTACCGTTAGCACTACGCAATTCAATAAAGTGTACCCAACTACGTAGCGTACCATTCATATACAAACGACTTACTGTAAGTCCTTCTGGTAAAACAGCACGAGCTTGTTCTTTAGCAATACCATTCTTTATAGCCCACTGGTATTCTTGTTTGACAGCAAACAGTACACGTTTTTGAGCACGTTCCCATTCGTAGGACAACAATCGTTGTTGCTCATCTGTCATGTCTAGTTCTACGCTGTTCTGTCTATTCTTTGTGTCCTGGAATCGTGCCTCACGTAACACAAACGCTTCATCGAGTTCAGCTGTAGGATCAGCATATCGCTGGGAGAACTCTTGAAAGCTGAAACTTCTGTGACGTAGAATTTGTCTGGCAATGTCCCTGGTAGTTTTGATTTCGATACATGCGCTGACCATTTCGAGTGGTGACCAGTGCTGGTGTTTGATAAGGTATCGTATGAGTTTTTCTGATGTGTCTGTGTTGAGCTGATTGGCAGGATTGCTGACACGGGCGCAATACGCAATGAGTTCTTGTGCATCTCCGATGCCCATGTCTCTAAATTCGCCTGTTGGTTGACTATATGATAGAAGTTTAACATTCATTTATAATTTTCTTTTCTTTAAAAAATTTTTTGTAATTTTTTCTATATCTTTACGAATTTTTTCGGTGTCTAATCGAAAGTCTACATTATCAATTCGACTTTCGTAATTTCTGTAAAGTTCCGATATTGATCTTTCAAAGGCACTCCAGCCTTTTGTATGATCATCTTTTGTTATTTTAACTTCCCAAATTTTACCGTCTTTGAATGTGATAACGACAGCATGGAGATACCTTAAAGGTAGTACATTGAGTTTTACCTCTCCAAATACTTCTGGCCAACATTCGACGACATCTTTGGGAAGTTTTCTTCCCTGGTCAATCACTTGGCTTTTTTGGTCGGAACCAACTCCTCAGCTTTTCTACGGAATTCAGCAGCTTGTTTAGCTAACTTGTCTGCTTGACTTCGATAAAACTTTGCTTCAGCTTCAGGCGTTGCAAATGTTTGATCAGATTCAGATGCAACAGATGTAGTTGTTTCTGAAATATCTTTAGCGGTTGCAACTTCCTGAACAACATCTTGACTATCTGGTTTGATGTGTAAATCATCTACAGCTACACCACGTTGTTCAGCAATAAGTTGATTAAGTTCTGATAGTAGAACTGAAGTGCCAATAACGGGAGTCATTTCTACTTGAGCAGTACTAACTTTTACTAATCGACCATTTGCGTGTAAAAACGGTAACATACGGCTTCCGTCTGGAAATTGTGTACGGTCTAATGCTTCTGCAAATTCGTATGATTGTTGTGCAGCAGGACTTTCAACTAGATTAATGATAGCATTATGATATTCGTCTGGTAAATTTTCTGTTGGAACAACCAATGCGCTATAAGCGTCTCCAGGTAGTGTTCTAAAAGCTACAAGTACTTTTTTACCTGTATCTTTAATTCTACCTACATGTTTTAAACTTTGCATAATTATGCTCCTTGTTTAGAAGTATCTGCTTGTTTTGCAACAGCTTCTAAAAACGTTGTTAATTTTGTATATGTTTGACCTACTACAGTCATTTCTGCGGGTTTGAAAGCACCGCGTGAACTAGCAATATCGATAATAACTTTCATTGCGTTAAGATCGTTGATAGTTAATTCGTTTGGATCTGGTTTTGCACCGGCTTGTTCTGGTGCTTGAACAGTTTCTTGTTGTACGTTCTCAGTCATGGTATCTCCTTATAATGTACTAATATAATTATCTCGTTTGAATTAGAGGACAGGCAATCGTGAAGAAACTGAGTTCTTTTTCAGACTCAAAACCAATACGTGTAGTGTATACAATAGTGTTGGTATTATCTAAATCTAAATCTTGGCCTATATAGTATCGGCTATTTAAATTGTTCTTAATCCAAACATCTAAATTTTTTAACAAGTTAGGATTGTACTTGTCGATGGTTGTATATTTAAAATGAGGAGCGGCAAACTCAACCCTGCGTAAGTCGAAATAATTAAGTGGGTTAGGTTTGCCGTTCTTTAATGCCATTATGCAACTTCTTTAACTTCTTCGTAGTATGCGTACTCACCAAATGGAGGAACAATACTATTATTACCGTGAATGATGAATACTGTATCACAATACAATTCGTCACCCCACGAACCATAAGGATATCCGTCTGTGAACATGATAAACTTTTTAGGTTGGATTTGATGCTCTTTCATATAGTCCCAATTGACCATAAATTCAGTACCGCCACCACCCATTGGTTCATATTCCATAAACGTGTCCATTGTGTAGCCGTCAAAGTCTGCTTCGTTATAGACATCGGTATCAAAACACCAAACTTTAATTTTAAAGTCTTTGTACTCTTCCATAATGCCTTTAATTTCGCTTAGGAAATCTTTGGCTTGTTCATCACCAATAGAACCAGACATATCAATCGATACACAAATATCAATTGTTTCTTCGTAGTTAGTGCCTGGCAAAATTGCACTCATATGCCAACCCTTACGATTAGGACGCATAAAGGTATAGTCGTTCTTAATAGTGCTTTGAATTTGCTGGCGCAAAATTTCACGCCAGTTCATCTTAGGCTCTGTAAGTTCTTTAATCATGCGTTGAATACTTGCAGGTACATTACCTGCACCTGCCGCTTGTGCAGCCTGCATTACAGCTTCACGCATTTCATCACGAATTTTTTTCAATTCTTCTTTGGTATATTTTGGCTGACCATCTTTGCCGTTGTTGCCGTCAGAATCTAAATGTTCATCGAGCATCTGACCTAAAGCGGCTAGTTGTTCTTCGTCATACTTTTCGTAAATTTCATCATAGACTTGTTCTGCACTCCAGCCGTAATATTTTGAATCATGGAAAATTTTAATATCAGGCAAATTGTGATCACCAATTCGATCTCGTACAATTTGTCCGTTAACAGCAAAGTCGCAGGCAATATTAAAAATCTTTGGATCACGACCTTCGCGTCGACCCATGTGATCAAAAACAGCATGAAGGATTTCGTGTGCAATTACAAACTCTACTTGTTTAACAGTAAGAGGTGTAAAAAATTCACGATTAAAATAAATGTTACGACCGTCTGTTGCAGCAGTAGGAAGCCAATCGTCTGCTTCTTTGATACCCATACGTGTAGCAAGATTACCAAAGAACGGGTGGCGTAGTAGCAAGCCTACTCGTGCTACAATAATCTTATCAATAATTGGATCGGCGTGTGCCATCGTTGCTCCTAATGTTTTAGTATGTATATATTATAACAGGGCACCAAGGCCCTGTCAACTTATTGCTTTTCGGTAGCCTGTGCAATATACTTACCAAATTTTGCATGGAAGTCATCAAAGCAGGCAATTTCATCTGGATCCAACGGCAACTTATATGTTGACAATGCCAATTTAGTACCCATAATTACCAACTCAGTTTCAAAATTATCCATCATAAATTGGAAGAAGTTATTAACTTTTGAATTCCAATTTTTGTCGTTTTTATCGCACAAATCTTTCAATTCGTAGCACAATGAAATAACAAGCGAATATTGAGCTGAGATTTCTTTTGAATCCATCTTCTTAACTTTGCCTGACAAAATGTCTGTTGGGTTTGGCATTTTGCTGGCATGTTTACGATGTGCCATAAACTTAACAGCAAGTCCTTCACCAACAGCGCCTGAAGTCAAATCAGTCAGTGTTTCTGCATCAGTGTCATCGTCGTGCAACAGCTCGCTAACAAAGGACCAGCTACGTGGAGTAGCAAATGCACGTGAACTAGACTTTGGATCAAAGTCGTACAGGTCTTTCTTAGAGAAAGTAAGGAAACCAACTACGTCTTTGTGGACACGATTTTCTACAGCCCACTCTTGCCAGTCATCCCAATCAATAGCCATTTCCAAGTGTACAAAGCGGTTTGCCAACGGAGCGGGCATACGATAAGTAACACCCTTGTCGCTTTCGCGATTACCAGCAGCAACCATTACGACATTGTCTGGAAGCTGATAAGTGCCGACACGGCGGTTCAAAACTAGCTGATAAGCCGCCGCTTGTACAGCAGGCGCCGCAGAGTTCATTTCGTCCATAAACAAGACAATCTGTTTATGTTGTTTTGCCATTTCAGCGTCAGGCAGTTCGAGCGGAGGAGCCCAAACCATTTTATTTACATTTGAATCAAAATATGGGATACCTTTAATATCAGTAGGTTCCCAAAGACTAAGACGAACATCGATAACATGAGCATCGAGCTCAGTACCAAGTTGTTTAATAATATCAGACTTACCAATTCCTGGAGGACCCCACAAGAAAATTGGACGCTTGTTTTTAAATGCCTTACGCAATGAACGTTTTGCGCCTTTGGGTCCAACGGTGCGGCTAAGAATTTCTGCCATTTTAGTTCCTTTAAAAAAGTGTGTTACAGGGGATAATTTGTTACGCTATGTATGTATTATAGCACCACACCAGTAAAGTGTCAACTAGATTTTTCGTTGTCCAAATCTTTTTGGCGTTCGTTCATGGCTTTTATAAGTCCAAATTTTCGGATATCGTCCGAAAACAAATATAGCTCAAAACTCTTTTTTTCAGAAAAGACAGTAATACTTTGGTTTGTAAGGTAATAAGGACAATCGATATACCTTTCCAAAAATATAATGGTTTGAGGACTTAGTTCAATTGGTTCTGTAAACGGAACCTCGTATGCTTTAAGTTCCAATTCATCTACTAAAAATTCGTAGCCTTTATCGCTTAGACGAAAGGCGTTGTCTTTACCTACGCGGTTTGATTGCCACCATGTTCTTGAATACATATTAACATTTGTTTCGTCAATAGTTTTGCCCCATTGTTGCAAAAATATTTTTGTTAATACGTCTCGAGAAATCATTTTACAATGGTGCCCTGCGTTAATTTAACAACTTGGAACTCTTCTGTTCCAAATGTGAGATTTAATTTCTTTGCCAAATTATGTGCATGGCCAGGATTTGAAAAAGAAACTTTTTTATATTTTGGTCCGGGGTACGATGTGAGACTATTAAAGCTCTTTAAATTAAAAGGCTCATTTTTATAGAAGACTGCCCATATAGCATCAGCTTCTAAAATTTGTTCTGATTTGTAAGTTTTTTTGTTAGTATGTTCTAACAATATTTTTGGTTTAGGTCTTGACATAATGCGTATCCAAGTAATATACGCATATATTTATCTCTTATTTCTTGTCTTCGAACCCACCGCCATCCATAGATATTGTAACAACTTCTGTTACCTGACTGCGTTTAAGCTCGTTAAACAGCGTTTCGTAGTCTTTATTAAGTTTATCCATACACTCTGCTAATGCTAGACTTAACATTCGAGCTTGTTGTATAGATAACTTAATTTCTTTAGATTGATTTGATTCAGCACTTCTTACTTGTTGAATAAATTGTGTAAAAGGTGTTAAATTAATTTGATTTTGCATTAGACAATACCTGTTTCATTTCAAATTCTGTTTTAAACGGTCCTTTATACGGATAACGTTCAATAGTGATAAGTTTAGGACAATGGCTCTTAACCCATCCTTTATCAAATTTAATTATATAATAACCAGCACAATATAAACTTTGACTAGCATTTGATTTTGTAAACAAAGGAAGTCGACGTTGAACATCATACATGGGATTATATGGTTTACAACTTGTGGGGTAACCATGGCATTCGTTTGGTTCCGCCGCTGTAACTTTTACTTTGGTATTTTTTAAAAAAAAGTCCTTGCCAAATTCTTTAGTGAGATCGTCTTTTTTATTAAACATTACCTCACCATTAGTACTGCTTAAAATAAATTTGTTATTTTCTTTTTTGTGTAGTGTGGCAATCTTAGTACCGTTTTCTTCAACGATCCAAAATTTTCCATCTACGATAGGTTTTGCATGTATCTCTGTCATTTTAGTCCCCTAATACTAGGCCCTGACGGCACCTTAGTAATGTACGCATATATTTATCTCTTAAAAAAGCTCTTGATCCACTGTACTAGGTTATAGTATCTAAAGTGGTAATCTGTCAACATAGGTGTACGATGAGGACAACGGCCTTGCATCCAATCGCATCCAACACCGTAGTCTTTAATTTCTAAGCCGCAAGCATTACATTTGTTCATTCTTCATCCTTAAAGTCGGTGACATTACCATCTTTGTCGGCAATAATAATTTTTACAGTTTCGCCATCGGCATTTTGAATTTCAATAGGACCCCAGATCCACATTTCTGTATCATTCTGTATCCAACCTTCGTCTTCTAGTGCGTAAAAACCTTCTTCTTCGATAAGTTCTTCTAGACGCTCACGTTCGTCATCATCCATGTTCTCAGGCCAATCTGTATCTTCCCAGCAACCGTCCCATGTTTCAATAAGTTCCACA